CAAAGAACATGACTTACCTAGAACTTGTTAATGACGTTCTCATTCGATTGCGTGAGTCATCAGTTACAACTGTTGGCGAAACAACTTACTCCTCTCTGATTGGCAAGTTTGTCAATGATGCAAAACGTCAGATTGAAGACTCTTACAACTGGAATTGTTTAGGAAGTGTGATTACAGTTACGACTGCTGCCAACACAAGCTCTTACTCTCTTACGGGTGCAGGTCAGAAGTTTAGGGTTAATGATGTTATCAACACAACCAGTTTAATTGGTTTGAGAAACATTGCTTTTGTGGACATGAATCGCAAACTAAACTTTAGTCCTACTGCAACATCCATCCCTTCTGAGTTTACCTTTAGCGGTGTTGATGGTAGTGGAGATACCAAAGTAGACCTTTTCCCCATTCCTTCAGGCGTGTTTACCATTCTGTTTGACCTGGTTGTTCCACAAGCTAATTTGTCTGCTGATGGCACATCTGTTAAGGTTTTGGATTACTTGGTTACGCAGAGTGCTTATGCCCGTGGTTTGATTGAACGTGGCGAGGATGGTGGGACTGCTTCTTCTGAGGCTTATGCTCTGTTCCGTGGAATGCTATCTGACGCTATTGCATTGGAAAGCACTCGTTATCCTGAAGATAATTTTGTGGCGGTCTAATGTCTAAGCCTTTACAAAGTTACAGTCTTTCAGCACCAGGCTTCTACGGCCTGAACACTGAAGATTCTCCCCTTGATTTAGGGGCTGGCTTTGCTTTGGTTGCAACTAACTGCATTCTTGACCAGTATGGTCGGATCGGTGCTAGGAAGGGTTGGGATAGAGTTAACGCTTCATCAGGTACTCTTGGTGCTAATGATGTGGGCGTGATACATGAGTTAGTCCAGACTGATGGCACTTTGACTGTTCTGTTCGCAGGGAATAACAAGCTATTTAAACTTGGTACTGCTAATGCGGTAACTGAGTTGACCTATGGGGGGGGTGGTACAGCCCCAACTATCACGGCAAGTAATTGGCAATGTGCATCTTTGAATGGCATAGCTTATTTCTTTCAAACTGGTCACGATCCACTGATCTATGACCCTGCTGTCAGTATCACCACATTCAGACGGGTATCTGAGAAAACAGGCTACACAGGGACTGTTCCTTTAGCCAACATTGCTATTTCAGCTTTTGGTCGTTTGTGGGTGGCTAACACCTCCACAGACAAAGTAACCATTACATTCTCTGATCTGATTGCGGGTCATATTTGGTCAGGCGGCACTTCTGGCTCACTAGATGTTTCTAGAGTTTGGCCTAATGGTGCTGATGAAGTGATGGGGTTGGCAGCGCACAATGATTTCTTGTTTATCTTTGGTAAGAGACAGATTCTTGTTTACTCTGGTGCTTCTACTCCCGCCTCTCTAGTTCTATCAGACACAGTAGGTTCTATTGGGTGTATCGCAAGAGATACGATTCAAAGCATTGGCTCTGATGTTGTGTTCTTGTCCGACTCAGGTGTTCGCTCACTGATGAGGACGATTCAAGAGAAGTCTGCACCACTTAGAGACTTGTCTAAGAATGTTCGCTTTGATCTGAACTCATCTTTGGCAAGTGAAGTATTAGCTGATCTGAAATCTGTTTATTCAGAAAAAGAAGCGTTTTATCTGCTTGTTCTACCCACTACATTCCAAGTCTATTGTTTTGATACCAAACAGTCTTTGCAAGATGGTTCTTCACGGGTCACTAAGTGGGATTCAATTGCACCAACATCTTTGCGTTCACTTAGAAATGGTGATTTGTACATTGGCAAGAATGGGTATATTGGTAAATACACGGGTTACTTAGATGACACATCTACTTACCGATTTGCCTATTACACCAACAACGCTGACCTTGGCAACCCTAATCAGATTTCTGTTTTAAAGACTATTTCAGCCATTGTGATTGGTGGCTCAAACCAGTTCTTAACGATCAATTGGGGGTTTGATTACTCAGGCGCATATCAGGCTCAAAACATCTACATACCTACTCAAGTTAGCTATGAATATGGAGTTGGTGAATATGGGACTGCTGAGTACACAAGTGGTATCGCAATTAAGACTTTAAGAGCCAATGCCTCTGGTGCGGGAAAGATTGTCCAGACTGGCTATGAGACAACCATCAACGATGTTGCATTGTCTTTGCAAAAGATTGAAATTCAAGCCAAAGATGGCAGAACAGCTTAAGGAGAATTACTTTGAGTAACTATACAAAAACAGTAAACTTTGCGACTAAAGACAACTTGTCGCCTGGCAATCCTTTAAAGATTGTCAAAGGCACTGAGATTGATACAGAGTACAACAACATTGCTACTGCTGTTGCGACAAAGACAGATAACTCTGCTGCCGCAATTACTGGCGGTGCAATTGATGGTGCAACTGTTGGCTCAACAACCCCAGCAGCGGGTGCGTTCACAACTCTTGCGGCATCTGGCACAACAACTCTAGCGGGTGCGTTGGTTGGTGCGGCAACTCAAGCGGCATTTAATACTACAACCACTACCTTAAATCTCGGTGGTGCGGCAACTGCTGTGAACCTTGGTGCGGCTACAGGAACTGCCACAGTCAATAACACAACCTTAGCGGCTAAAGCAATCACGGCAAGTACCACTTTGAACGTAACGGGTGCATCGACACTTACTGGTGCTGTAACGGCAACGGCAGGGGTGACAGGCCCACTCACATCAAGCAATGTGGCAATCACGGGTGGTTCAATTACAGGCATCACCGATCTAGCGGTAGCTGATGGCGGTACAGGTGCTTCAACAGCCGCAGGTGCGTTGAATAACCTCTTGCCAGCACAAGCATCTGCTGCCAACAAATATCTGCAAAGCGATGGCACAAATGCTTCATGGGATGCAGTAAGTCTCTCAACTGCTGACATCACAGGAACTTTAGGCGTAGCTAATGGCGGTACTGGTGTTACAACAAGCACAGGAACAACCAATGTAGTGTTGTCAAACTCGCCAACGCTTGTGACCCCTGCCCTTGGTACACCAAGTGCGGCAGTCTTAACAAACGCTACGGGTTTGCCAATCTCAACAGGCGTAAGTGGTTTGGGTACTGGCATTGCAACTCTTTTAGCAACCCCCTCTAGTGCCAATTTAGCTTCTGCAATTACTGATGAAACAGGCACAGGGTCTTTGGTATTTGCTACAAGTCCTACCCTAGTAACCCCTATTCTTGGAACACCCACAAGCGGCACTTTAACGAATGCTACTGGTCTGCCAATCAGCACAGGTGTTGCGGGTCTTGGAACTGGTGTAGCTACTTTCTTAGCGACTCCAAGTAGCGCAAACTTGGCGGCAGCATTGACAGATGAAACTGGTAGTGGTGCAAACGTATTTGCTACTTCACCAACTTTGGTGACTCCTATCCTTGGAACACCTACAAGTGGCACATTGACCAATGCAACTGGCTTGCCTTTGTCAACTGGCGTTACGGGAACACTTCCTGTTGCAAATGGTGGAACAGGTCAAACAAGTTATACAGATGGTCAGTTGTTGATTGGTAACTCTACTGGTAACACTCTTACTAAAACCACTTTGACTGCTGGCTCAAATGTGACGATTACTAATGCCGCAGGTGCTATTACCATTGCGGCATCTGGTGGTAGCACATCTCCAGGCGGCTCTACAACTCAAGTTCAATATAACAATGCGGGTGCTTTTGGTGGCATTACTGGTGCTACAACCAATGGTACAGCATTGACTCTTGTTGCTCCTATTCTTGGTACACCTGCAAGTGCTACTCTAACCAATGCCACAGGACTTCCACTTTCAACTGGTGTTACTGGAAATCTTCCTGTTACCAATCTGAATAGCGGAACATCTGCGTCTGCCTCTACGTTTTGGCGTGGTGATGGTGCTTGGGCTACACCTTCAGGTGGTGGCATTTCTTACACGGCAGTCAAAACAGCCAACTACACAGCCGCAAACAATGAAGGCGTCCTGACAAACACAACTGGCGGTGCTTTTACAGTTACTTTGCCCACAAGCCCATCAGTAGGCAATATTATTATTGTTATTGACTCTCTTAGCCAATGGGGGACAAATAACTTAACCATTGACCCTACGGCATTGATTAAGATTGCTGGCAATACGGCTGGCGATACATTGGTTTGCGATATTACAGGTGCAACTGTTACGCTTGTATATACAGGTGCAACTTATGGATGGAACGTGGCGGCACAGGTTGGTGGTAATGGCGGCACAGCAGTTACGTTAACTGGCACACAAACCTTAACGAATAAGACAATAGCTTATGGCAGTAACACGCTTACTGATGTAGTAGGTGTTACAGCAACTCAAACCCTGACCAATAAGACGCTTACCTCACCAACATTAACAACTCCAGTAGCGAGTACAACAA